CGTGAAAATCTGCGGCAGAGATTGCGACATTCCTGAAACGTAACTGCTAATATCTTTAGCAATATCCATTTTTGGAGCTTTGACTTTTGGTGCTGATCCCATAATTTATCGTAGTTTAGAGTAAAAGGCTTTCATGCTCAATAAGCGGTTGCGACTTGATTGTTTGAAGTCACGCCGAAAAGCGATGTATTTGTATTTGTTTTTAAAAGGTTTAAGCGCATCCAACATGTTTCCACAACACATAGTAACGTAAAGTGTATCCGATTCTTCAAACGTAACAGCTTCTTCAAGATTCTTGCTGCTGGTGTGGAATCCCATAGCGAAAGCATATGGAGTAGAAACAACAATGCCATGACATAAATGCCAACCAATAAGGCTTTGAATGTCGATGTTGTTTGATTCATAAAGGTCAAGGACTATGGCTAGGTGTGGATTCATCCAATGATTGCTACGCTATTGCACTCAGCATCAATTGCAGTGCTAGACGTGTTGATGGTCAAGATTCGTGCGCATTGTGCGTTGTATGGAGAGCCAGATAGAATATCATTACCAGAAGTTGTTGCAAAAGCCTTAGCCTCACTACAAGTTCCTAGCACGGAAAAGTTTGCATTTGGCAGAGCCACAGAGAAATTGGCAACATAGTAGCCGTCTGCTGGTGAATCGCTTGTTGATGGAGGAATAACTGGACTAGGGGCAGCAGCGGAAACGCATGAGATATTGCCACTAGATTTAATTTCTTTCCTCAATAAGGTTACTGTTCCAGTTCCAGTTGCAGATGCTACGCTTGTTACTGTGAAGATGTTTGCATCGGTAACTGTGGCTACTTGATAAAGTCCATCTGGAGCAACTGTTCCAGTTCCAACAGTGAAATCAATAAAAACAAGGTTTCCAGCAATCAATCCATGTCCAGTTACTGTAATCGTAACAGTTGTTCCTGATCTAGAGAACGTCCCTGCAAGGTCTGCATTTGCAGTTGCATCAAAATTAGCCCATGCTCTCACACCGTAAACTGGAGCAGTGCCGGTCTGCGCTCCACTGAGCTTAGGTGCTGTTACATTGGCATCAAGAATCTTGGCGGTAGTCACGTTAGCATCAAGGATGTTGGCAGTTGCCACAGTAATCCCTACTGGCAATGCCTCCGATGCTAGCTTAGACAGCGAGATTGCAGCAGTTGCGCTAATCTTCACATTGGTAATGACTCCGCTCGCAATAGCGTTAGCGGTAACCGCATCAACACCCATCTCATTTGACGTAATGCCTGATGTTGCCACCTTTAACTTGCCAGCAGTCAGCGCAAGAGTTCCTCCCGACAACGCATCGCTTGTAAATAGCGTCTGGTCAATGATGTTGTTCATCAACGTGCTGGTAATAACCTCGTTGTTTGCAAAAGTGTGCGTTGTTTCTACTACTCCAGCCATATTATTTTTGTGAGATGATTTGTCGGTTTGTCACAGAGCCTGTAACTTTTATGGACGTGATTTTAGGGGAACCGATTGTCCGTGTCAAGGTTAGCGTTCCCAGATAGCCTCTGATGCCGCCAAGGCGAAAGCGAATGTTACCAGTCTCGTCCTCGTTGGCAGATCCTGTGCCAAGCACCACGCCATCAAGAAACATGGTTGTCGTTCCGATGCTCTGATTGTTGTCTGGATCTTCTGCTGCGAAGGAAATGTCATACTCGCCTAGACCACCATCGACACATTGCATGGTAATTTGCCCATCTGTGAAGCGTTTGCGGTCAAGATTGCCCAGCGCATAGCCTCTAGTTGTCAAAGATGACTGAATTGGGAAGCTAGATACTAATCCAGCAGACACCAAACTGTCATTGGATGTCTCTACTGCCTCTAATTCATGGACTCCACCCAGCGATGTCACTGCATAAATGCTGTTTCGCTCAGATGCGCTGCCAATAATTAGGTTTTTGATGATAAAATCACCAGCACCGAACGTATCTATAGACTCCCATCCTTTGTTTAGGAAGTTGAAGATCAAGATTGTGTTGTTTCCAATAGCATCGTTAGCTCCAACAACGGAATCTAAGGCTACAGCAAGGTAATATCGGTTATTGAACAGAGTTCCAACCGCCTCGGCAGCTAGATTCTTGTTGATTCTGTCAATATACGGCTGGATGTTTTTAGAAATAGGCTCATCTGCACCGCGAAGGTTGTAGTCATTTAAGAACTCAACAGCATACACACCTTCATCCGAAAGGAAAAACATAGCGTTGCCTTTCATAACAACGCTTTTCTTAGCTAAGCACCCGACTTCGTTAGTCAGCGCAGTCACACGGGTGTCATTTAAGCTTCCAGTAGTGCCGCTGATAAGATGCAAGCTATTGCGATTAAGAACAACTAACTTGTCGTCGTAAAATCCCTGCATTGCCACAAGGTAATCTGCTGTGCCACCAGTAATTCGGAACTGATTGGCAATCTGGTCAAATGTGTGGCTATCTAAAATGTCCGACACAGATATTTCGTCAGTAATCTTTCTACTTGTATAAACTGGAACATTGTATGTTCCGCTTGGATCGTAGTAAAATGGAACCCACAATCTACGCTGGAAGTAAACGCCCCATGGCGGAGCGGGTTGATGGATAAATCCACCACCGACACTGAAGCTACCGCCAAACTCAATTTGTTGACTAGCACGAGTAGGCTTAAAAGCTGTTGCTCCAGTTGTCACCAAATCATATGTCATCTGAGATAAAATTGGTGTCTGATACGTTACAGATGTAGATGCAGCAACAACAAATGAAAGTTGGTTTGAATTTACACGTGTAAATAAGTGATTCCCATTTAATATGCTGTCAGCACCAGTAAACCCACTAATGTTTGCCCATCCACTTGCTCCAAGCCCGTGACTAGAAATTGTGATTGTAATGACACCGCCAGCAGCCCAAGACACTGCCGTAGCATTAAGTGGGGTAACTAATGTGTAATATGGCAATGCTGCAGTAGCCGTGTAAGTAAAAGTATCACCAGTAACGCTTACTACAGTTTGTGTGCCATTAGGCATTGTGCCACCATTTATGCCAGTAAGACCTGAAACAGTTATGGAATCACTTACCGCAAATCCATGCCCTTTAACTACAGCAGTAACCGTAGTCGCGGTTTGAGATGCAGACACAATATCTTGTGTATAGTTTGCTACTGGAGCATAAAATTGAACCTCTGTTAATGAGGCACTCGCAATAGATAGTTGCATCCCAACTAAAGGCTCAAACTCTGGAATTGTAGTTTCATAAACCACAACCACGCTATTCTTTTCTAGAGTTAAATTGCCCTCGACATTTATTGTAACAAGACCATCCAACGCTTTTACATTAAGTCCATTAGCGTTAAATATTTGTGGTTGAGTATACTCGCCTCCAGGAACAAGCGTAAAATCTGCTTTTATGACACCACTCGTAACACCAAATGTTTCAGTTTGAGATGATGTAAAGGTGTAAGTAAATACATCTTTATCTGTTACGGAAAGAACAGTGAATGTTCCATTTGGTGGAACATCAGGAGATGCAGCCGTAAGTCCACTAACTATAATGCTATCTCCAGCAGTCAACCCGTGGTCTTTCACACGCATCGTTACAGTGGTTGTTCCCGCCTGAGCAGCACTTTCAATTTGCCGACCATTAGGAAACCACTCAAATGCTTGAGACCCACCACGGAACAAGAACACGCGATCAAACGCTTGTATCATGTCAGTGTCGCTAGTAACGGATTGACTTGTAGGATACTTAATATCCTGCTGCGTATATCCATCTAAATCTACTAAGATAGCCTTAGTGTCCAACGCTAGAACAATGCTTTCTGAATTGCCTGTGTTTGGATCGCTAAACAAGCAAGATGCTCGGACGTTGACGTTAGCGGCATCGTTAATCGGAGTTGTGGACAATGTGCCAGTCTGGTCGCTGATAGATGTTAATCCAGCTACAGAATACGTCAGCGTATCAACACTAGCTACGGTCAACGAAAAGTCACCGTTCATTTCAACATTGCCGACAAGTCCAGTAATTCTTCCTAGTGCCGTGCCAGTCAACCCGTGACCTGTAATCGTAATTGTAACCACACCAGCAGTTACACTAGCGGCAGTGATGTTCTTAGCTGAATCAATCAGAAAGAACGGCAACTGTAATGGACTGCCACCACTTGTCAACGATCCTGTCCTAGCGACAATCCCCCTGCGTGGCTTCCAATATCCTTCCATCCTGCCGTTCAACGACTCTCGCACCTCACCAACTTCTAGCTGGTTCAACTGCAATCGCTGATTCACACTCAGAAACCCACCATCCCCATCTGAGGATTGCGCTTCGTCCATCGCACTGTCACTCTGTGCAAACTGACTCATTATGCGTAATAGGCAATTACGGAACCACTCTGCAGGTCGATCTCACTAAACCTGCCGCCAATGCCAATACCAGCAGGAATTGTCGTATTAGAAATATTGGTAAAATCATCAATATTGCTACTGATGATATCGTTAAATACTGTATCTGTAATAACTTGAATCCAACGCCAATTGCCGCTGATGACTCCTGTTGTCTCGTCAATATATAAACCGCCGCCTTGACCCTGTAAATCGTATGAAACTGGACTGCTCATGCGCGTGTTTTATCATTTTGTGAGGATTTGTCAAGTAGCCATTTAGGCATTTTTTCGGAGGGTGGGGAACCAATAGCTATATCCGTAGCCACCGCGCGCGCGACCCCCTCCCCCCCTGTTCACCCGCACACTACTCGAGCAAACACTGCCCACCTGAACACTACTCATTTGAACATTACTCACCTGAACACTACTCACCCGCACACCACACTGTTCATCCGAACGCTACCCACCTGAACAGCACTCATGCGAACAGCACTCATGCGAACAGCAAACAAATCAAACGTTCGCTCGAGTCTGGTATCGTGCCAAATCTAACGAGAAAATTATTTGCTTGACACGTTTTGAGAATTGCTTGTATAATCGGTACAAGAAAGAACGGATGATAATGCTTGTGATGTGTGCGCCTCGTGCTTGGTGATCGAGTTCGATTATTGGTGATATTCTTTAAGGTGATCGAATAGGTTTTCTGAGATACTTTCCCCGATGCTTTTCCCTCGATTCTCTCGCTTGATTCTCTCTCGCTTTCCACTCGCTTGATTCTCTGCCGATCATCCCTGAAATTGATGCTTTGTTCCTCGCTTTCCCCGCTCGTTCTGTGAAATGCTGAAAAAATCTTATGCAATAAAGCGTTGATAATCAACAGAAAACAAGAAAAGCGAAAATAATTATAAAAATGTTGTAGACATTGTGAGTAAATCCGCTTACTTTGAGTCCGTCACCGCGCATTGGTGGCCACAACAACTCCAACTTGAACTTGAACATGAACACACTTAAAATTGCTGGTATTGAATTCGAACCTGCCGAAATTACAACGGCGGTAAATGATGGGAAAACATTCCTTGCGAAAGGCCGAACGCTTTACACTCTCCGCCAATCGCAGGGCGTATATTATGCCAGCCCCGTTTACAAGGAGCGAGGAGCTTTGCCGCTGGTATCCCGTGGAC